TGACTGGGAATTGTTCGGTGCAACGATAGGCGCTTGTTTTCAGGCGAAGATATCGGGACTTCTTGGCTTTGTAATCGGAGTCGATTGGTCAGCGATCGGCGCGGCTATTGCGGTCGCGTTGATGGGGATGATAAACCAGATTGACTGGGGACAGCTTGGCCACCTGTTTGCGGCTAAATTTAATGCGCTTTTTGCAGCTGCAGAAGGATTTGCTCAGACGTTCGACTGGACAGGATTCGGTGATAAGTTGGCATTCAGTTTAAGTACGTTTTTCCAGACGTTTGACTGGGCTGGAGCGGGAACAGCGATTAGTGATATCGTGATCGGTCTTTTGGATGCGCTGATTGCGTTTACAGCCGAAACAGACTGGATAGCGTTTGGTGAAGGTGTGGCAACCTCGATCGAAAGCATTGATTGGCCTATGATTGCTGCAAGGATTTGGGCGGCTTACTGGAATGCAGTCGCTGCCGCTTTTGCAATACTGGCATCTTTCCTTGGTACCTTGATTGCAGATGGTGTAACAGCCGCAAAAGACTATTTTCAGGAGAAGATCGAGGAATGCGGCGGTAATGTAGTAGAGGGCATTTTCAAGGGGATTATAGATGCAATGAGCGCGGTCGAAACGTGGATCACGAATAACGTGTTCGACCCGTTTATCAATGCCTTTAAGGATGCATTCGGCATCCATTCCCCGTCTACGGTGATGGCAGAAATGGGTCAGTACCTGTGGGATGGATTCTGTAATGGAATCAAGCAGTTCTTATCCAATCCAGTGAGCTTCATTAAGGACAATATTACAGATCCGTTTATAAACGGAATCAAGGATCTCCTGGGAATCCACAGCCCGTCTACGGAAATGGAAAGTATCGGCGGATATACCGTAGATGGTTTTAACCTGGGCGTTCAAAATGGCCAGAGTTCAACACAGAGTGCAGTTCAGTCCTGGGCGAGCGGAATCACCAGCTGGTTCACACAGAAATTGGGAATCAGCAGCGGAAATTCTACAGAAGCAAAAGGATGGGCAAACAGTACCATGACAGGATTTAACAGTGCTGTAAGCGGAAGCTATGGGAATTCCCAGTCAGTGATGGAACTCTGGGCGGAAAGCATCCGAAAATGGTTTGTTGCTTCAGGAACTGCAAAAGGAGTGAATAAGGAATCCTGGAAGAGATTTGCGGATGATGTAATTCTGGCGTTCGCAGAGGAGATTACTGCAAAGCATATTGATACGCAGGCACCAACCGAGACCTGGGCGGAGAATATCCGCAAGTGGTTTGTGGGTGAGAACGAAAATGCAGGTGTGAACGAGACCTCCTGGTCAAAGTTTGCTGATCAAATCATTAATGCCTTCAAAGAAAAAATCGAAGGAAGCCATGCAGAAACACGGAGTCCGATGGAGACCTGGGCAAGGAATGTTCGTGAATGGTTCTGGGGCGATTCCAATACGGCAGGAACCGGTGGCATGTATCAGGCGTTTTATAACATGGCCAAGAGAATCAATGAGGGCTTTGCAAATGGTATTTCCGATTTTGCTTATATGGCCATGGACGCAATCCGGAAATGGGCAAGTGAAATCATGGAAGAAGCGGAAGAGGAGTTTGATATCAATTCGCCGTCGAAAGAATTTTACGGCATCGCAGAGTATGTTGTGAAAGGCTTTAACAATGGCCTTTTGGAGATGGCAGATACTTCTGTAAACGCTGCGCAGAAGTGGCTGAACGGCGTGCTGGATGTGTTTGACGGAGTTGATATTCAGGTGCCGATTGGACTTGATATACCAAACGCTTCGTCCTATTTCCCGAGGGTAGCATTGGGAACAGTGATTCCGCCGAGAGCCGGAGAATATGCTCTTGAGATGACACGTGGAAGCTACGATCAGGAAGATACCATGCAGCAGCTTCTGGATAAGATGGAAGAAATTATGCAGACAATGCAGGAAGGTGAAGACAGACCGGTGCAGCTCACGTTAAATATGACTGGAAATCTGGCGTCACTTGCAAGACTTTTGAAGCCGGAACTGGATAAAGAGACGGCAAGAAAAGGCGTCAGCCTGGTAGTAACAGGAGGTACCTGATATGGAACAGGTGTTTTTATTAGATGGAAAAGCCTATGCGGTGGAAGTAGAGGAACTGGAGCGAAGCTTCGCGGTCACGGATACCGATCAGTCCGGGCGAACCACGGATTATAGTATGCACCGTGATATCATTGGCACCTTTTATAACTATACGATGAAAGTATTTCCAGTGGCAAGTAATTTGGCGGCGTATGATGATTTTTATGATGCAATCAGCAACCCCAATTATGAAAGTCACGAGATGACCTTCCCTTACGGTCAGGAAACACTTACCTTCAAGGCTTATGTATCGCAGGGAAAAGATAAACTTAAAAAACGCGGTGGCCGGAATTTGTGGGGGATGGATGGACTGTCCCTGACATTTACGGCCATGGAGCCGCAGAGGAGGCGGTAAACATTGAAATGGGATATTCAAGTAGAAGAGAATGGCCAGCAGCCATATTCGTCTGTGGATGACTTGACCAGTATTGAGTATAATATGCCGCCATATGCTTATTGCCTGCCTCGCTATTCCAAGATGGATGGAAGCTATGTAAATACGCCGGATGCTATCGAAGCAGGAAAAAAAGGATTTATCAGTGAGTCACTGAGCGGATCTGACGGGGAGTTTGAAGCTCCTCCGGAAATCACGATTACCTTTGATCGGTTAAAGACAAGCAACGGCGTGACAATGGTTTTTAACCGGGCATCCGGAGATTATGCCAGCATGCTGAAGATTGTCTGGTATAAGGATGGTGAGCTGGTTGCAGAGCAAGAATTTCAGCCTGATGGGGTAGAGTATTTTTGCAGGGCAAAGGTTCCACTGTTTAATAAAATGGTAATCACCTTTTTACGAACCAGCAGAGCATACCGTTATCTTTGGCTGTCTGTCCTGAAGAACCAGAGGATGACGGATGCCGGCGGTCTTAAGATTGTTTACGACGATATCGCTCTGGGAGCAAAGGAAGATTGCAGCGCGATGGCGAATGATAAAGATTATTACGTTGATATGGAACAACTGAAAGAAGACGTAGAGTTCCCGGATTATGCGCTGTGCCTTCCACGGTATGCAAAAATGGACGGAAGCTATGTAAATACGCCGGATCAGATGGAAGATATGGGATATGTCAGTGACAGTATATCGGATGCAGCTGGTGATTTCCTGACATCGCCTTCCATTACTTTTACATTCACGCAGAATTATTCCAGTGTGGGGATCAGTCTGCAGTTTAATGATTACAGCGGTGATTACTGCGACCGGATCAACATCAAATGGTACAGAGATGCGGAGCTGCTTGCAGATCAGGATTATACGCCGGATACTTATAGCTATTTCTGCTATGGAATTGTTGATTATTATAACCGGGTAGTCATTACATTTCTTCATACCAGTAAACCGTATCGGAATGTGTTTTTAACAGGGATTACCTGGGGACTGATCCGGACATTCCGGGATGATGAAATCGAGGATATCGACTGCCTGATGGAGTTAAATCCGATTTCGGAAGAAGTAAGCGTCAACACTCTGAACTATACGATACGGAGCAAGAGTGAGTATGCGTTTGAATTCCAGAAAAGGCAGAAACAGACCCTCTATTTTGATGAGTCTATCTTAGGAATTTTTTATCTGAAAGATGGTAAGCAGCTTGGTGAGACTCGGTATTCAATCGAGACACAGGATGCTGTGGGCATTTTAGACAGCAACCCATTCATGGGTGGAATATATACGGATGCTTTGGTGACGGATATTCTGGATGCCATTATGGAGGGAGAGGGTATTGTTTACTTTCTGGACGAGGCGTATTCCGAAACCAAAGTGAGCGGATATCTGCCGATCGGCAGCAAGAGGAGTGCCTTGCAGCAGTTGGCATTTGCTATCGGAGCGTTGGTGGATACCAGTTATGACAGACAGCTGTATATCTATCCACAGCAAAAAGAACTTTCTGATGAGTTTACGAAGAAAGATATCTTTCTGGGACTGACTGTAGAACACGATGATATCATAAGCGGAATCCGGCTTTATGTACATAACTACAGTGAAGGAACTGAGTCGACAGAACTGTATAAGGGAACTTTGACCGGAAGTACGAAGCTGGAATTTTCAGAGCCGTATCACAGCTTGGACATTACTGGAGGAACCCTTGGAGAGCATGGTGCAAATTATGCTTACATTGAAGGAGACGGGGGCGAAGTCCTGCTTACCGGAAAAAAATACAACCACAGTACGGAAACGGTGCTGAAGGAGAATCCTAAGATCACTCAGAATAAGAATATCGCGGAAGTGAAGGAAGCAACTCTGGTGACAGCATCCAATGCCCAGGATGTTTTGGAGAGAGTTTATGATTATTACAGTAGCAATGAAAGCATCAGCTTTTCTGCGGTGATCAATGATCAGGAGCTGGGGAATGTGGTGAATGTGGATACCGGTTTTAAAGGATACAAGACAGGTAATATTACAAAACTGGATTTGAAATTTTCCAGAAGAGAGATTACGGCGGAGGTGACTGTGAAGTGAGTACGGTATTGGAATCATTGATAACGGATCGAACGGAAGCCGATCTTAGTAATGATACGGATAAGGCATACATCGATTATATAGATTTGAATCGCGTGGAGGAAGCCTGTGCTCTGCTTGCGGAGAGACTTGGGGTAGAGATCCGAATTAAAAATTGGACAATGGAGGATTTTCGAACCGAATCGGAGATGACTCGGCTGTTGTCAAATATAACAACTCTGAGAGCTACGTATTATGCGAAATCCAACACCCCGGACACGCCAACCAGAATCACTTATAACAATATTTATCAGGCAAATGATATTGAGCAGATATTGAAAGATCTAGGGGATATGTATGACAGCATG